TACAGGGGTTGTTGTTACACGCAACCTCAGCACTAGCCCCATTGGCACTGCAAGCATTGAAGCAAACTCACCCATCGTTGCTACCGGTAGCACCGTTGGTCTTGCTGACCCAGGAACGCTCAATGCACTGACGGGTTCTGGCACCGCCAACAACGACAAGTTTCTTATCTGGGACGAGGGAGCGTCAGAGTACAAATCCATAACAGCGGCAGAGCTAACAGACTATATGGGCACCAATGTTGCTGCTCAGCAGACCGCATTTGTAGCACGTCTTCAGGCAGTAACCAATATCCCAACAGCAGCCTTGAAGCTTCCATTTGCCGAGATTTATGGAGATGGTACAGCCACAGGCTCTACCAGCCTAGCCACATCGTGTGTGACTTTTGGTGCTGCCTCTTCAGAGATACAATTGGTATCATTGGTAAACCCACGGGATACATTCCAGATTAACAGCGAGGGACTATACAATGTGGACATCAACCTGGAGATGGCATGTACCGTAAATGCGGATGTGACCATTGCCCTTGTTAAAGACTCTGGACCCACCAACGAGATTGTCTCTTACCGCACCGTTAAGTCTGGAACCTATGCCGCTTCATTCAGCAAGGTGGTATATATGGATGGTGGGTCCATATACTATGTAACCGTTGTATCTACATCAGCTGGCAATACCGTCACCAAGAATTCTACCGTTACCTTGACTAACTTAGGGACTGCAAATAGTTCCTTCTAATGAATCGTACAAAGCGCGTAGAGATGTTCATCGCCATTAAGGAGAAGATGGACGAGGTAGTGGAAATCATTCGTAGCAACGATGCTGGTAATGAGTTCCTTGCCTCATACTGCTTTGGTTTTATGATTGATGATGAAGACCAAGAGAGCAACTCTTATGAGTTTCTTGCAGGCTTCAACGCAGAGAACGACACAGAGATAGACGCGATGTTCGATGCCATGCATCGCTGTTATTTAGAGAATAGCGACAATGACGAGGATGATGATGATGACACACCGTCTAGCGATTCTATAGATTACTGGCTTAACCTTAACTAACAAATACCATGAGTGAGATAAAAGAGGACTTCGGGTCCTGGCTTAACGACTTGGAAGAAATTCCCGTAAACCCAACATGTCGCATTGACGACCCGGAGTGTGAAGCTTGTGGTAGCTAATCACTAAATTAAAAATACAATGGAACTCATTAGAAAAATTATCATCGGACAAAACCCCAAGGATGCTATGGCCTACTTCGTAGGGCAGAAGGCCGGGGATGCAGTAGTGGATTCAATTGTGCTGGACGAACGTACGTTTGCTAAATACGGAATTCGTCGGTACCTTGTGTACATCTTTAACGAGGACAAGGGCATCATGCTCTGGAAGACCGTTGACGACATGCCATGCTTAATTGAACACGACTGCGACTTTGAATGAAACCCCTATATTATTTTATTGTCCATATCCCCAAGGCTGTCAATGACACCATAAAAGTCGGGGAGTCTGAGTTATACCTAGATTCAAAATTCAACGAGTTCCAACACAGGGCCTACGAGGGAGAGGTCGTTGGTATTCCATTGAAGTATAACACGGGAGTGGACATTGGCGACACGCTATACTTTCATCACCACGTTGTCCTTGGAGGAAATCACCTCGTGTATAATGGGCAGCAGTTAAATGAAAATAAAGACCGGCGTGGCCAGCTTGTGGATGGAGAGCAGGGACTTTACTATGTTACTTACGATGGGGGAAATGACCCATTCGTTTGTCAAGCCTATGCTCACAAAAGCAAGAAGAGTGGGAAGGTTAAAATCCTAGGAGAATGGATATTCCTAACCCCAGCAGAGCAGGAGTCCGAACTGAAGAGTGATGTCCTTGAATTAGTACAGAAAGAAAAGGAATACAATCAGTACGGCTACATTCGGTATGGCTCTCCCAAGTTAGAGGAGCTAGGCCTACACGAAGGCGACAAGGTGTTCTTCATGAAGAATGCCGATTATCTGATGGAAGTCGATGGCGAAAAGTTATACCGAGTTTATTTACAACACATCTATGCCAAGATTACAGAAGAAGTATGATAGCGTATATACCGCACAAAGGCTCATGGAGGCAATGCAGGTGGCTATTGAGAACATGATACATGAGATACAAAAACCTGTAGACCAAGAGCTTAGCGGTTCGCAACGCAAGGCAGAACTGCAGTCTATAAAGCAAACAGCGGTTGACGCTAAAGAGCTTATCGTAGAAAGGGAACGCCTTGAGCAACTTATAAAAACCCTCAAAGACAATGGCGAGCTACAAGAGCAACGTGACTATTCAGGCGGATTCGCAGAACAATTCTCAAAATAACGATTGGGTATTCATATACTGGGATTCGTAATGGCTGGTTTAGTTGAGATAAAAGATGAATATGTAATCAACATCTGCCCCGTGGAAACGCGGGGCGATGTTATTACTATATCTGAACTCGACATACAATTGCCTAAGCAACCATTAAAGAAAGACATACTGTACCACGACCTGCCTAAGGAACAGCAGCGATGGGTACGCAAAGAACTGCCAGAAGAGCTACGGCGTATTGCCAGCATGGAGCAGTGGCTAGAGATGCCTGACTCCTTTCGGGCAAAACACACACCTTATATTGCACAAGAATATGAAAGACGCAGAAAAGGACTTTGGTTCTACAACAACGGAACACCAACCTACATCACAGGAAACCACTACTTCTTCCTTCAGTGGTCCAAGATTGATATTGGGTACCCCGATTACCTGGACTTCCAGCGTAAACTGTTCATACACCTTGAAGCTTGCTCAGTAGACCCGCGATGCTTAGGTCAGGTATATGTCAAGTGCCGTCGCTCGGGATACACGAATATGTCAGCCTCTGTCCTTGTCAACGAGGCCACGCAGGTGAAGGACAAACTTCTGGGTGTCATGTCAAAGACAGGCTCCGACGCCCAGGAAAACATCTTCATGAAGAAGGTTGTACCCATCTATAAGTCACTTCCTTTCTTCTTTAAACCTATTCAGGACGGTACCACTAACCCGCGCATGGAACTTGCTTTCCGCGAGCCATCCAAACGAATTACCAAGAAGAATAAAACCTCCCAAAAGGGAGAGGCGCTAAATAGCGTTATCAACTGGAAGAACACCACCAATAACGCATATGACGGTGAGAAGCTTCACATCCTGTACTTAGATGAGGCGGGGAAGTGGGAGAAGCCTACGGACATACGCGAGTCTTGGCGTATCCATAGAACCTGTCTACTCGTTGGTAGAAAGATTGTAGGCAAGGCCATCGTTGGTAGCACCGTCAACCCATTGGACAAGGGAGGCAGACAGTTCAGGGATTTATACGATTCAAGCAGCCCGAATGAACGCAACGAAAACGGGAGAACGCGCAGCGGTTTATACTCTATATTCATCCCAGCATACGACGCCCTAGAGGGATTCTTTGATAAGTACGGTATGCCTGTAGCCGACGACCCAGAGAAACCTATCACCTCCCATGATGGGGAACTTGTAATCATAGGGGCTAAGACGTTCTTAAAGAACGAAAGGAAAGCCCTGGTTAATGATTCGTATGAACTCAATGAGGTTATCCGCCAGTTCCCATTCACAACAGCGGAAGCATTCCGTGATAGTGCCAAAGCATCTCTGTTCAATGTCCAGAAGATATATGAGCAGATACAATACAACCAAGAGTTATTCCCCAATCCCATAGTAACGGGCAACTTCGTATGGCGCGATGGGGTGATTGACAGCGAGGTTGTCTTCAGTCCTAGTGCAGAAGGTCGATGGCGCATAGCATGGCTTCCTCCGCAGGAACTTCGCAACAAGGCCCGCCCGGAGAATGTTTGGCTGGGATGCGGGGGTGTTGACTCCTACGACATTGACGCTACGGTAGATGGCCGAGGCTCTAAGGGCGCATGCCATCTGTTCAATAAGTTTAACATGGCACACCCTAGCAATATGTTTGTTGCTGAGTATGCCTCTCGCCCTCCCCTTGCTAAGATATTCTATGAGGATGTCCTGATGGCTGCAAAGTATTACGGATATCCAATCCTTATAGAAAACAACAAGTACGGTATTGCCAGATACTTTGAATCACGAGGTTATCAGGACTGGCTACTAGACAGGCCCGAGCATCTAGGCTCTGGGTTTGGAACCAAGACAAAGACAAAGGGTATACCATCAAACTCTCAAGACGTTATCCAAGCGCATGCCCAAGCAATAGAAGCATACATACATGCACACGTAGGTCTCAATGAAGACACGTTAGAGCACGGCAAGATGTATCTAGATAGAACATTAGAAGATTGGATTAACTTTAAAGTAGATGACCGAACTAAATATGACTTGTCTATTTCTAGCGGGCTAGCATTGTTAGCAGCGCAGGGACACAAGCCAGAGAAAGAAAGAACAGACTTCAACGTGAAGAAATTCTTTAGGAAGGGTCAGATAATTCTACGCTAATAATATGAAGTATATTTGCGGTATAGCCCACCTTGAGTATGGACAATCAATACATTAAGGGTCAATCTTCTTTTCCTGACCCCTTAGTAGGAGTTGAGGAGAAAGTGTCGCAAGCATACGGCCTGCAATATGCAAAGGCCATGTTTGCGCAATGGGTAGGAAGTGACTATCAAAATTCTTTGTACGGACGACGCAATAGCGAATTTGAACGCTGCCGTGATTACGCACAAGGAACACAAGATACATCTATCTATCGTCAGATTCTAAACTCTTTAGATAACAACAATGGTGACGGTACACTCCTGACCCTTGATTACACTCCGGTACCTATCGTTCCGAAGTTTGTAAAGATTGTTGTAAACAAGATTTTATCTCGTGCACCGTATCCACAAATAGAGGCGATTGACCCGGTCTCCAGGACGGAGAAAGATAAAAAGAAAAATGCAACGGTTCTGAAAATTCAAAACAAGGACATGATTGCCGAAGCGCAATCACTTGGCCTTCGGGTTGATACAGACCCAAATGCTCTTCCAGATACTCCAGAAGAAACTGAAATCTTCCTGGATACGAATATCAAAACGGACGCAGAGATTGCTGCGCAGATTGCTACGGAGATGACCTTGAAGTGGAATGACTTCAATGACGCCATCTACCGACGTTGCGTAGAGGATGTCGCTGTCCTTGGCATGGGCATTGCTCGCCGTACTAACGACCCTAACTACGGAATCAAAGAGGAGTACGTAGACCCCAAGATGTTCATCCACAACTACACGGATGACCCCAACTTTACTGAGTTAACATACGCCGGGCATTTCCGATACATCACAATCATGGACCTCAAGCGCATAGCCGGTGACCAGTTCACCGAAGCGCAGTACGAGCAGATTGCCAAAACGGTCATGAACAAGTATGGGAATCAGCCAGACCAGTTCTCTGTGGAGAACAATGGTTATGGCCGACCCGGCACTCGCTATCGTCAGGGCTATGACCAATACAAGGTGGAGGTCATGGACTTTGAATTTATGAGCGTAGACAACATCATCTTCGAGAAGAAGGAGTCTGCCTACGGCAACATTGGATTCTACTATAAGGGCAATGAGTACAATGCTCCTCAGCAATCGGTCTATGACCGCGAGGCTGTGTACATGGCGAATGCTACGGTATATGGAGGCTCGTACATTGTTGGAACGGAATTCATGTACAACTACGGACCCAAGAAAAACCTACCAAAGAATGTACACGATATCAGTCGTGCACGTCTTTCGTACAGCGTAGTGGCTACCAACATCCGTGGTATGATTCCTAAGTCAATGGTCTCTTCGGTCATCGGCTTTGCGGACATGCTGCAAATCACGCACCTGAAGATTCAGCAGTCCATTGCCAAGGCTAAGCCTGATGGTCTTATCATTGACATCGAGGGACTGGAGAACGTACAGTTGGGACGAGGAGGGGAACTCCAGCCTTTGGAGATTCAAGACATTTACGAACAGACCGGTATCTTCTATTACCGTTCTAAGAATCCCGATGGTGGATTCCAGAACCCTCCTGTTCGTGAGATTGGCAACCGCATCCGCAACATTGAGGAGCTGGTAGGTTTATACAACCACTACCTGCGTATGATTCGCGATGCTACGGGTATCAACGAGGCTATGGACGGAACAACCCCCAAGGGAGATGCCCTTGTTGGTGTTCGTGAGCAAGCCATTGCTGCAGGCAACAATGCTATCTATGATATCACCCATGCTGCACAGGTTCTGTACAAGAAGGTGTGTGATGATATCGTTCGCTGTTTGCAGATTATTCCAGCGGAAAGCGTTCTATACCGCATCTACTCCAATGCTATTGGAGAGACCAACATGGCTGTTCTATCCTCTTTTGAAAACCTAGGCATGTACAACTTTGGTGTCGTGGTTGTCACAGAGATGAATGAGATGGACAAGCAGTACTTGGAGCAGAACATCCAGATTGCTTTGAGCCAGAAAGAGATTGACCTTGAAGATGCTATTGCTATCCGTCAGATTAAGGACGTAGAGCAGGCAGAGCGTTTATTAGTTATCCGACGTAAGAAGCGCATCAAGCAGCAGCAAGAGCAAATGGCGCAGCAAGCGCAGTTCCAAGCGCAAGCGAATGCTCAGGCATCACAGGTGGCAGCACAGTCAGAGATGCAGAAGGAGCAGTTAAAGGCACAGCTAGAAGCCCAGCGCATACAGATGGAAGGCCAAATCAAAGCCCAGCTTCTGGAGATGGAATACAACTTCAAGATACAGATTGAGCAGATGCGCGGTCAGTTCGGTGTAGCCGAGCAGCAGATTGAAAGCGGAGTTAAGATGCAGGCGGAAACCGAGAAGGAAAACCGCAAGGATTTCCGTATTGAAAAGCAGGCCGTTGCTCAGAGTAAACTAATATCACAGCGCAAGGGAGAGCGCCCACCTCTTGACTCCGGTATCGTGGGCGCGTTAACGAATGTTTAACTTTGTGCTATGAGTGGTTGTGCTTCAGTAAATCTTGATAACGCCCAGCAGGTAGATATCACCTGCCGTAAGGGAGACACGTTTGCATTGGAGATTGATTTCTACGATGTCAATGGAAATCCAATGGACTTAACAGCCTACACCTGGAAGATGGATGTGTCCGACAGCGACACTTCACCCACTCCAGTATTAGATGATACGGACTTCAGTTACTCGGGAAATAGCACGGGTAAGCTGTATGTTACTGCTACGGCAAACACAATGGCTACCATTGATGGAGGTGTATATGTATATGGCCTTCAGAGTAACGATTCTGGTGTTGTTAAGACTTGGATTTATGGAATGTTCACCGTTAACGAGGATGTAGTAGAATGAGCTCAATCGTAGTTAATGACGTAAAGAACTCCGTTGTCGTAAAGCAAGTCAACGGTGATGCCGTTGTTGCCAAAGAGAAAGGCAACAAGGTCGTTGTCACTGGCGTTATTGGCGGTGTAAGCCAGGATGCGCACTACGTATACACTCAGTCATCTCCATCTGCTACATGGGTAATTGAACACAACTTGGCTAAGTACCCATCTGTAACTGTTGTTGACTCCGCCGACAATGTTGTCATTGGAGAAACGGAATATGATTCACTTAACCAAGTAACCCTAACCTTCGCTGGAGCTTTCAGCGGTAAAGCATTCTTCAACTAATGGCTATTAAGTTTGTATCATCCATTAACCTCAACCAGAATGAACTGCAGAACGCAGTCATTCAGAACTTGGCTAACGCGCCAAGCAGTCCTGTTGAGGGTCAAGTTTATTATGATTCCAGTGCTGGTGATAAGTCCATCTACTTTTGGGACGGAACTCAGTGGGTAGACGTAGGTGGTGACATCCGCAGCGTAACGGCTGGAGCCGGTCTTACTCAGACTGGAACACGCGATGTGACCCTCAACGTAGGTCAAGGCACTGGTATCCAAGTAAATGCCGATAGCATTGAACTAAACCACTTGGGCCTTGAAGATTTGACGGACCCCGGTGCGGACCGCATTTTCTTCTGGGATGACTCAGCCGGCGTATCAGCATGGCTAGAGCCATCTAGCGCAAGCGGTATCAACATCAGTGGAACGACGCTGCAACTTAGCGCCATCCCTAATGCTTCACTTACCAACTCAAGCGTAACGGTAACAGCAGGAAATGGTCTTACAGACGGAGGCTCTGTTGCCCTTGGTAGTTCCGTTACTTTAAATGTTGCAACCTCTGTAGGTAGTGGTATCGCTATTGGTGCCAACACTGTAGACCTTGCGAACTACGCGAACTTCACTTCTAACACGGTTCAGAAGTGGGACGGTTCTCAGTTTGCTAACTCCCTTATTACGGATGACGGCTCTACGGTAACCATCGGAGGAAACCTTACCGTCAACGGAACGACCACTACGATTGACAGCACCATTGTTTCCATTGCGGACAACATGATGCAGTACGCTAACGGCAACGTAGCCAATAGCGTAGACATCGGTTTCTTCGGTAACTACGTAAACAGCGGAGCGAAGTACGCTACGTTCTTCTATGATGCTTCTGCAAGTAGCGCAAGCGAAGCCAGCTTCACCCTTGGTCATGCCACATCTGCCCCAGGTAATACGGTAACCAACTTCACACTGGGCCGCCTTGTTGCTAACGTAACAGGTGAACTTACTGGTAATGCCGCCACGGCTACCAAGTTGGCTACGGCTCGTACTATCAGTACTACGGGTGATGCTACATGGAGTGTTTCTTTTGACGGCTCAGCTAACGTAACCGCAGACATCACTCTAGCTAACAGCGGAGTAACGGCCAACACATACGGCAGTGCTTCTAGCGTGGCGCAGGTTACGTTTGACGCCAAGGGTCGTGCCACTAGCGCAAGCAGCGTAGCGATTGCTATCACTGCTTCACAGGTAACGGACTTCACTAGCGCGGTACAGGCCATCATCAATGGTACTGGCGCTGTTGCTGACGTAGGTGACGGAACCAATACGAGTTATGCAATTACGCATAGCCTTGGTACTCGTGACGTCATTGTACAGGTATATGACAATGCTACGTACGATACGGTCTATGTAGACACGGTTCGTACCGATGCTAACACTGTTACGTTGACTTTTGCTACAGCCCCATCTTCAAATGCATATCGAGCACTGATTCAAGTTGTATCCTAATATTCAACAAGATGTTATTTTAGAAAGGGGGTTGGCATGAGCTTACCCCCTTCTTATTTTGTAAATTTGCTATCTGAGCTAAACTAGAAAACTATGGCAATTCGTTATCTGTCCGGTATAAATGTAGACTCCAATACATTATTTGTTGATGATGCTAATAACCGTGTTGGTATTGGTACGGCGAGTCCCG